GTGATGCAGTAGCAAATCCGCCTTTAGCATAACCCGACATCTTCATAGTTTTCTTCGTGTATGCCTCGACGCGAGTGTAGAGTGGGACGAGCAATCGCTTTGTGACTCTCTTTTGTTCAGATTGCGCTTTGTGCAATTCTCCGCCGTCGAATGACCCAATGCTCAACCCCATATTTGGCAGATGACGGTCAGTAAGCTGCTTGGCTTTTGAATACTGCCTTTTTTGAAGCATTAAAGAAAATGCAACCCCAAGCCTTGTGTCCTTGTTTTTGAGTTCGTTGACTATTGTCCCAGGTCTTGGATAAACATCTCTGATTCTTCCTTGGATTTTTGCTTGGTGATTTACGTTATCCGCTGATCCTTTGCCTTTTGGATATGTGACGTATGCAAGATCGGTCGCAAGTAATCGCATCTGTGACGGCAAGACTTCTTGCAGCGTCTTTCCTGTAGACTCAGCCAATCGATTGAGTGTCACATTAAGTTCATTCATTGCAAACGAATTGATCTCAATTTTCAGGTTCATCGTCCTCTTGCTTCTGGTTCTTCGACTTCGATGGTGAGTGATCCGGGGCCGTTATCGACGCGGGTGATCTGCCATGTCAGAGATCGGCAGGTCACGGTTGCACGGCGAGCTGGGGTGGTGGTGAACGCTTCACCGGGGAAAGTGATGCGGAGACCTCGGCGGACCTCATCGCCACCATCACCCAGCATTAGCTCGGTTCCGATGTCCTCAATAACTCCCTTTTTCGTCTGCGCGCCGATGGTCACGTCCTCGGCGGAAAGCGTGGTGAGGGACGAGTTGAAAGCGGTTTTGACGAATGCGGCGATGCTCATACAATTTGGCTGGTTTCAACACATAGAAAAAGCCAGCCACCCTTTCGAGTAGCTGGCTCCACTATGAACTACGAACCAGAGAAAATTATTTCTTCTTTCTTTTGGGCTTTATCGGTTCTTGCTCAGAGTCTTTGACGGGTTCCTTTTTCTTAGGATAGATCACCTCTTCGATCACGATTGGTAACCGGTAGATGTAAGATTTTTCCCCAGACTTGTTGGCAAGTTCGGCAGCGATTTGGCGAGCTGCGGAGGTTGTCTCCGCAGCTTTCATTTCGCCGCCGCTTTTAACCATAAAGCTCATTCTGATTAAGGAGTGAGTTTGATGAGTTTGAGTGCGTTTGGATCGCCCTTTGCAGCACCGAACATGACATCGTAAGATGCCCAGACGGCGCGAGTTGCGCGTGAAACCCACATGTTCATTTGGACCGTGAGACCAAGATCAGGGATCTCGATGTTCTCAACTGCCATCATGTCGCTTCCAGCGATGTCGTTAGCAGGAAGACCCGATGCAACTGCAATCGCTTGAGGAGAGCAAGCAAAGCCTTTGACGGTTGCTTCTGCGCCATCCCAACGGTTGTTGTAGGAGAAGAAGTCGAAACCATACATGCCGACGTTCTTGCCGCCTGCTGCAAGTTGGAATGCGTCCAAGTTAGCTGGGAGGAATTGAGCGTAGATGCTGCCATCAACAATCAGGTTGCGGGAGTCGCCGTCTTTAATGGCTGCCCACAAGGTTTTCAGGCTAGCTGCGGTAACGTCGCCAGCGGTGTCAACGTCGATGGTTGCTGCGCCGAAGTTAGCTGCGGTGACAGGTGCCAAAGCCACATCGATGATTATGTTGGCAAGCTGATGAAGGTTGATCTTGGCGATTTTCTCAAGGCGATGACCACCGTTGATCTGATCGTTGGTCAAGTGGAAGCTGTTGGAATACTGAGAAACCGAAACGGCTACGTTGTCGAGCGTGCTGTCGCCGCTTTCAAAGTTGCTTGCGTTGGTTTGAGTGGTTCCACCGGCTGTCGCGATCGGCACTTGAACAGTGGCGCGAGGCTTGAGCGGATCGGCGGAGAAGTCTTGCGAGAACGCGTTAAGCGGAGCAAGGCGGGATTGAAGGACAGTGATCGCTACGTCGCGAAGGCTGTCCGTCACTAATGCTGAGTCAAAGGTGTTAGCCATGATATTTTTTTATTAGAGGTTAGGAGATTAGAGGTTTTTCCAGTTTTTCAATCGCGCCTCCTGGCGCTTTTTCGCATCTGGAATTGCGTTGATCTGTTCGCGGGTCGAGAGAGTAGCTCCAACTTCGCCGGATGTTTCTGGAATTGATCCAGTAAATCCAAGTGATGCGATCTGGAGTTGGGCTTTGCTCGCGACTTCTTCATCGAATGAAGCAAGTTTTTCGTTGGCAGTTTCGATGATTGCTTCTTGGTCTTTAATTACCAATTCAGCAGCAGCGATTGCTTCGGCTTTTTCGGCAAGTTCAGCGGAGATGGCTGAAACCTTTTCGGAAAGCTCGGCGGAAAGAGCGACGATCTTCTCGTCACGCTCTGCGATTGCTTCGGATGCGGTTACTTGTTCAGCCTTGAGAGCTTCGACCTCGGCAGCGTGTGCGGAGATTTCGGCTTCCAATTCTGCGGTCCGTGCTTCCAGTCCAGAGATTTTCTCGACTGCGGCTTTGTTGGTGAGGAAGATCATGTCAGTTTCTGAGTTTGAATTTTGCGTGTTTGTATTGAGAGTGATTTCAACCAAGGCGTTTGCTTTACTGACAACTTCATCGGCGAATCCGTTCTCAACTGTGGTTTTGGCGTCCATCCAAGTTTCCTTTTTCATCATGGCGCGGATCTCATCGACTTCCTTCCCGGTGCGGGTTGAATAGATGTTGGCGATGTCTGCGCTGATCGAGTCGAGAAGGTCGGCTTGTTTTCTCATCTCGTCGGCATTTCCAGAGAATCCGCTGGATGCGTCATGGATCATCATGCGGCCATGCGGGACGATTGAGACTTTGTCGCATGCCATGCAGATGACCGACGCCATCGATGCCGCCATGCCGGTGATGGTTGCGTTGACCACAACGCCGCGATCCTTGAGGCTTTGAATCTCATGATATACTGTGTAGCCATCGAACACGCTGCCACCCGGTGAATTGATTTCGATCTCAAGAACATCCACAGCGTTTTCCGCTGCGTTCATGATCTCGCCAAAGTCCGCGCCAGATGCTGATGCAGTTGCGCCGAATAGCTTGCCGATCTCATCGATCATACGACCGATTGATTCGCGGGTGACAACTTCATTGAGCTTCACTTTGCCGCTCTTATTTTCGATTAAAATGGTTTTCATTCTTCTTCTTTTTGGGGTGTGTTTTCCTGATCGATGGTCTCATCTTCACTCGATGGCGCCGCAATCGGGATTTCATTCGGTGTCAGCATTTCAAATTTGCGACGATCGATGACAAATCCCTCCAGTTGCTCACGTTCGCGGATCTTCTTCTCATACCTGAAAACGGCTTCGATGCGGTCATCTTCCATGACCTCTTCGTTGCCACCTTCTTCGGTGATGATCTGACCTCGATTCTTGAACCCGATCTTGAAATCTTCTCGGCGTTGTGCCGCGTCTCTGCCAGCATCGATGCTGAACTTGCGTGGCATGATGAAATCCCATTTCCACCAATCGCTTTGATTCTTGGGTTGTGGAAGGATTCCTTCTTTGATCGCTTTTGCAACTGCCCAGCGAACCTGACGCATGGCGCCAACTTTCAAGGTGTCTTGGCGATCCTCTACGCTCATCCGTGCTTGATCTTGGATCGAGCGGACAAGTGCAGCGTTGATCTCGTTCGCTTTCCATGCCAGCTCATACGGCCACTTCAACGATTTGCACATCATCCGAATTACGCGATCTTGGAAGCGATCCCACATGTCGCCAGGGCGATCATGTTTGACCTGCTCGATCTTGCCGCCTGAATTGCTGCGGAAATAGCGAATCGTGCCGTTCTGTAAAAGCTCGGTGGTCGGAGTCGTTGTGGAATCGGTTGGGCTTGTATAGCCGGGGTCGTCGATGTCCGGTCCGCCAGTTTCGTTGTATTCAACCAAGCCGATGGATGAGACCATGAGCTGCGCCATCTGCTCCCATTCGTGGGAGAGCAAAGATGATCTCACGAATTTCAATGCTCCCGAAAGGCTTGGCAGTCCGCGAGTTTGGTCGTGCCAGTTTGGATCACTTGAAAATACACAATCGACCGCGTTGTTTTGAATATCCTCTTCGGGTGTGTCGCCGAGGATGTTATAGGCTAAAGGAACGCCGCGACGATCAATAATGACCCCGTGCCTCATCTTCGCTCCTTTGTATGCACCCACCAAAATCTTGTCGTCGAATGACGATCTTTGACCGATGCGGTTTGCTGGGATCCGGCGAGTCATGGGCCATCCGCTTTCGGTCGGTTCGAATACAGTTAAGAAATCCCCATCGCGATCCA